GCGCTGCTTCTTGCGCTCTGATTAACCTATTTGTTTCTTTTAAATTTTTGCGCATCAACGCTGCCGTCGTACCTGTTGATGCTAATTCACCCAAATTTGGAGCAGGGGCCGCCATCGATCCGCTTGCAGCCCCACCTGATGCAGCTGATGCCGAAGCTGCATTACCACCAACATTACCTGCACCACCTTGGGTATATGCCAACATCGGGTTTAATCCCGACGCTCGCATATCTGCCATTGCACGCTGATATTGCGTGTTGGACATTCGTTCTTGGAATGCTCTGTTTAATTCAGCTTGTTCTGCGTTGAACTGACGTGCGGTTGCAGCTTCTGCCTGGTTAAATGCTCTCGCTTGTTGCGCTTGCTGTTCATTAAAATAACGATTACGCGATGCTTCAGACCGATCAGATTTTCTTTGCAAAAACCCGCCGACAAACGGCAATGCTGAGATCAAACTACCTAGCATTGCACGCCTCCACCGCTATCGCTAAAGCAGCAGCGCCACTACAAACAACGTCAGCCCAATCGCCCAACTCATTAGCCACAAGCCAAACCACAAGCGCACCAAGAACGACAGGGGCAACATACTTGCGAGTAATATGCAAAATAATGGCCAGCTTAGTGCTATCCATAACCACACCTAAAAATGATCTATTAAGCCAGGAACACTATATGTCGGCATTGGACGAGCACATTTTAAATCAAAAAATGCGTCCAAAATAATATCCGGCTCTGTTGGTGTTGCTAGAACTCTATCCATCGGTGGATTTTCTTCAATAAACGATGCGTTTAATGCCGGCAATGACGCAAAATCTTGAGCTATATGCCAATTATCAAGGCTCTGTGCATAATTACTTCTAAACTGCCCTGTAATCATACTTGGCTTATATCGATATTCAGCAAACCGTTCTTGATAGCCAAAGACTGCATCGTCATCTGATGTACCCTGCGCATAAATTTCTTTGTTTAACACAGCTTGTTCACCCAAATGAGCGAGTGCAGGCCAATAATAATCCCAACGGTCTTGCCTACTAAACATCCGGTTTAAACCTTGCTGATATGTCAAATCAGCAAAAACATTGATTAAACCGATAACGACACAATGTTCTGTAAATGACTTACTAAAACCATGACCACCGAAACCTGTTGTTCCGAATGCTGATAAATTACCTTGCGGCGTTGTTGCATCGGTTGAACTCGTCTGCGCAATCGGATGTATATTGATCCTATCTTTACCGCCACCCAAATATTCTGGGCGCTGCAACCGCGCATCTGGGGACGTAACCCCAAAGTGGCTTTGAATAATTTCTGTATAACGTGTACCTCCGCGTGCATCACGCTCATACAATCTTTGGATCTGAAATGCTTCCCGCAGCTCATTTATAGTGGCTGCAGTCGCATCTGACAGATCCGCATACAAATTACTTGGATAAACATAACTACTAATATTTGCAGCGGTAGTATTAGACACACCTGCAATACTTAATCCGTTAGCTCCTTGGCTTGTTGCTAACGCAACGTTGTTATTCAACAATCCACCTGATGTTGTGCGTAAAAACAAACCATAACCGGCACCTGTTGTATGTTCCGTACCTGCTGTATTTACTGGCGCTGTAGTACCCAACGGTAACGTGACTGCATCTCCCTTTTGAGGCCACGGCAAACAGCTTGTAAAATAATCATGACGTTTGCCTCTTTTTAACAAAACATAATCTGTTATTGTGTCGGGTCCATCAGATTTATCGACTACTACACTGTCTTGCAGGTTCTCATCGCGAAACCATTCGTTATAAATAAGGTTATACGCGCGCCCTGCTAAATTGTTCCAGGTTAAACTGACATCTGTTGGTATACCAAAATAATCCCACAAACTTCCGTTTGTTGCTGTGCCTGATACTGTTGGTATTAAATAATCTGTACTATCGCCCGGGTCATCTTGTTCACCACAAAACTTTTCCCAGTTATTCCACACCAGCCGGTGTGGTACTGCGAAAAAAAACGTTTCTATGTGAATATTATCCATGATGGGATTGATTGGTGTTGCTAAACGACCGAATGCCGTCGTTTTAAGAGTGAATGTATCTCCCGGCAACGCTTCATCGATAAATATGGGCACAAGGTACCCCGCATCAAATGTTGTTTTTAAATCGTGACTACGATTAAAAATACTACGTTGAATATCAGCTTTTGGAACCCTGCTAAATTCATGTTTCATTTGTGAAGGCAAATTACCCTGTGGCCCAAACATTTTATTCTCCAACTAACGTTTTTAATTCGATGATATCTGCTTTGTTGTCTTGGTTTAGCGTGCCTGTTTCTTCGTCATACGTTCCAAGACGAGTTAAAGTGAAATCTTGCGGATGCCTTGCGAAAGGGTGATCACCCTTTGCTGCATCTTGTATAGCTCTTACAGCTGTGCCGTCATTTGTTTCCAAAAACGGTTGCATATAGAGTTTTGCGACATTGTCAAAAACTGCAAACATTAACTTTTTC